GAAAAAACAAAAAGATGAAAACAATACTAGAAACTAAGACAGATTGGCTAGATGCTGAACTAAAAGTAACCTACACAGAACAGACTACCGGATCAGTTAAAGTAAATGGAGAGACTGCCAGTATACGAGTAGACAAGATTGAAGTATTAATAGGTGAAGACTTCTTGGACATAACCGAACAAGCAAAAGAAAGTTTTTACAAAATGTTAAAATAGTTGTGTACATTTACAGAATAATAAAGTGTTTTTTAGTGTTTAACCGGAGGGGGTTTCTACCCCTTCCTCATATAGTCAGGTGGGTGTAATGAGAGATGGTCTCAAGTCCATAACATGGTTACTTATTCGGTTCGATTCCGGCCCTGGCTACTAACCAATTAAAAAAAATAAACATGAAAAGATTACCATTACCAAAGAATCAAAAAGCGTTTATACTACATACGCTTATTAACAAAAAGTTTATCTCTGAGCAGGATGTCCCAATGAATGGCTTTCGAGCTAGAGTCTCCGAACTAATTAATGACCATGGAATAGATATCAAATCTGAAATGGTTTCGTTTAAGAATACCTTTGGGCATTCAAGTAAGTATAAGAAAAGATTTATACCTGCAAAAGGAATTGACAAAGCAATTAAAGTATACAATAAAATAAACTAAACATGAAAAACGTACTATTACAAATGTTAGCTGAGTTTATAGCTAGTAACTATGACAGCCTAAAGAAAGACTACAATGGGCTGACAGATCAAGAGAAAGCAGCTCACCCGTCTGCCATATTCTTTATCGGAGTTTTTGACAGAATTTTATCTGACCAACATGAAAAAAATGTAAAAGAAAATGAATCTAAAATCATTACAAACGACAATACTATCATCTCTCAAAACCCTAAAATCATTACGGTTTAGTAGGCACAAATGGGTGCAAATTAGCTCCTATGTTAGCGCAAATAAAGGTTATGCACATGAACATTACCATTGTAATTGCTGCAAATCTACCAAACATGTAATGAGATATTGGAATAAGAAACCTATAGTTAAAATACTTAAAGACATACAATGAAAAACAAATCATCATTTGCGTCAATGGACGAACCGGATCGCATGTTATTTATAGCAAACCTTCATCACTACATATGGTATGATGAATCATGTTATAAAGAACTGTCTAAATTGGTATCAACCTGGAACACAAAGAAAGTACCTCCAGCAAATCTATTTCCTAAAACTAAAACAGAATCAAATGAATTTTAAAATTAAAAAAGAAAGTAAGATTACTGATGGTACTTCATTCTATTGTGTATATGTAGACAACATTTATATATGTGGTAGCTCATCAGAAAAAACAGCTAACTATATGTTTGATGCGCTTATTAAATCTAATGGTAAAGAAGTATCTGAAGAGACGGTTAGAGAAGAGAATATTTAATTTTTTATTCACAGTATATTCACTATATTTGTTGTCCAAAAACATAAACCATGAAAGAAAAACAACTATCAAAATTGCAAGTAATCTGCGTGGAAAACGTACAGAAGTCTTTACTACCTGTACTTTCGCTCAAGTTTTCTAATGAATCTATTGAGTCTGTAAATGACCTAATGGAGTTAGCAGTTATTAACACCTTTATAGCACAAGGAATTCCATTACCTTCATCTTTAAATTAAACACATGAAAGAATTATTAAAAAGTTTAGCTGAATTTAATAAGCTATGTCCACCGATTAAGAAAGATTCATTAAATCCTTTCTTTAAGTCAAATTACTCTAAGCTGGATGCAATCCAAGTACATATTAATCCGCACTTACAGAAGGCCGGCTTAGTGCTTACTCAAGTAAATGTCTCTATAGATGGGAACCCATTTGTTAAGTCCACAGTATGGGAAGTTAAATCAGGAGAAAGCCTTGATTCGTTTTTCCCTATAGTAGTCAGTAAGAACACCCCTCAAGAGTACGGAAGTGCCGTATCCTATGCTAAAAGATATTCATTGAGCGGATTGCTTAACTTGGTTATTGAAGATGAAGATGATGACGGCAATGCGGCCTCGCAGGCTCCTAAAGCTGATGATAAGCCATGGTTAAATGAAAGTACAGACCAGTTCCATGCAGTAAAGAAAGCAATGGCTGATGGATATACAATAGAGCAAGTTAAACAAAAGTACAATATCTCTAAAAAGGTTGCTGACCTATTAAAATAAATAACCATGACACTAGACGATCTATCAAAAAGGCCACTCAGCTATTCTTCTATAAAAGAATTTGCAAAAAGCCCACGTCATTACCTTAATTACCTTAAGAAAACCCGTAAGGACACTCCCGAATTAATTTTCGGGGGTGCTTTACATTGCATTCTTCTAACCCCTGAATCTTTTAAAGACCAGTATGTTAAGTGCCAAAAGTTTGACCTTAGAAAGAAAGATGACAAAGAAGAATACGCCAAGATACTGACATCAGCAGAGAGCAATGGTCAAAAGATTATTCAAGAAGATGTATGTGATGAGCTGATTAACTTAACAGACTTTGTTAAAGATAACCCTGAGTTTCAGCAAATAATGTTTGATGCAAAGTCAGTAGAGCAAAGAGAGTACATAGAATTGTACGGATTGCCATTTGTTAGAATTAAAGATATAGAGACAAGTTATGCTACCATTGACATTAAGACTGTCCAAAGTGGGGCATTAGAGAATCTAAATAAGGACTTCTTTAATTACCAATACTACATTCAAGCTGCCGTATATGGCGGTAAGTTTAAGTTTTATGTAATAGAAAAGAATGATCCATATTATAATGGTTTGATTGATGTTTCACAAGATTGGTTAGACTATGGACTAGCTAAATTAGAAACCTTATGTATAGCATTCAACTATTGCCTTGAGCATCCAGAATCATTCAATGAGTCATATGGCTTTTGGTACAAGTATAACAACAAGAAACCAATTATCTCACTACCAAACTGGGTAAAATGAAAATAGAAGATTTCAGATATAAGCTAAAGAATATTAAAAAAGTAATAGACAAAACAAATGTTCACAGTAATAAGATTTCTCTGATGCTAGAAAGTCTTTCAATTCAATTAGGTATGGAAGGTAACGGGTTAAGCTATGTGGCAATCAATCCGGTAACTGTATTGACCATTATAAAGGAACACTTCGGGGTTGACATTAATGTTAAAACAAGAAAGAAAGAGTTTGCCAGGGCGAGGGAGGTTGCATCTTACCTACTGAAAAAGTATACTTTACTTTCTCTAAAAGAAATATCCGAGTATGTGGGATTGACGGATCATACTTCAAGCTTGTATCACATTAAAAAAGTAAGCGGATTTTTAGAGATAGATAAGGAATTTAAATTAATGATGGATGAATTAGAAAACAAATTAACCACTTACCATGACTACATCAACACAACAAATAACTCTGTTCAAACACTTCAGCGAGATAGACAAACCACTATACTCGACAATAGGCGCAACGCTTAAGGGGATTAAAGAAGGGAAAGTTAAAGAAGAGATAGAGCAAATACGAGCTAGTACTAACGATGATGAAATAAAGAAGCTGAAACTACAGCTACCTTGTGTATTGTTTGCAGGGAAATTCGATATCCCTATAACTAAACATAAGGAAGATGGTACAATGTATAAGAGTTTCCGAAACGACACTTCACTATCTATTCACTCCAGGTTTGTACCTTTTGATATAGATGATGTAGAAGATGTAGAGACTCTTAAGACAGATATGATGAAGGATGAGTACATCTTTGCAGTATGGAAGTCTCCATCAGGAACCGGTGTGCATGGTTTGATTAAGATTGCTGATGGTAATAAACATGAGCAGCATTACTCTTCCCTAATAAAAAGATATCCACAATTCGATACATCAGCCAGGAATCCATCAAGGGTTTTGTTCTTTTCATATGATCCAAACTTATTGGTCAATGACAATAGCAAGACATTCTTTGAGGTTCTTGAGGAAGAGAAGTTTGACGGCATTGTTATGTCTCAAATTACTACTGACTATAAGAAATTAGATATAGCTGCTAGGATGATTCGATCGGCAGAGATGGGAACCAGGCACAATGCTGTTGTGAAGGCTTCCTACCTTGTTGGCGGCTATATCGCAGGTGGGTTGGCAGAAGAGTCTATAGCTAGAGAAGTACTCAAGCATGAGGTTTATAATAAGTTTGATGGCAAAGATGTAGAAACTGAATATAGGGCTATTGATGACGGAATCAGAGCCGGACAGTTTATGCCAATCAATGAGTTAGCTAAATACCAACATGAGGTAATGCAAGAAGCTGGAATCATGGAGGATGAGTTAAGTTTCCTATCATCAAATATAGATGATGAAGAATTTATCCGCAGATATAAAGCCGGCCTTATCCCAATGGGATTAACTTTTGGTTATGATGACATGGACAAATACTTGCTGCTTAAAGAAGGAGAGTTTTATGCTACACTATCTCATTCTCATACCGGAAAAACTACTGTTAACCTTTGGCTCATATTTATATCTGCCTTAAAATATGATTGGGGATGGGTAATTTATACCGGAGAGAATAGGGTTTCATCTCTTAAGATGAAGCTACTCGAATTTTATATGGGTATTAAGATTAAGGAGTCTCAAGAAGAACATATGCAGCAGGGCATTAAATGGCTAAATGAGCGTTTTTTCTTCATTAATAACGAAACCATGCACGTCTATAAAGACATCCTTAAATACGCAGAAAAAGTATCTAAGTACCATTCTATCAAGGGAGTGCTGATTGACCCCATAAATGCCCTTAAAACGACCGACAAGGCATCTAAATATGACTATGAGATGGAGATGTATACAGATATGCTGCTATTTACTAAGCGGACTAACATTTCTTTGTTTATCTCTATTCATACAAGGACACAATCTCAGAGAGAAAGGGATAAGGATGGCAACCAGTTGATGCCGTATCCTGCTGATGCCGATGGTGGTGCAGTACTTTATAACAAGGCTGATATCTTTATCACCATGAATAGGAATATTCAGGACCCAAATAATTGGATGGTAACTGAGTTGTATGTAAACAAGATGCGTAACAAGGAGACTGGCGGTGATGTTACACCTAGAAATACTGCTATAAGAATAAGAATGCAGAAAGGATTGGAGTTTACAGATGACTTTGGAACTGTGCCATTTAAAAGAGATTACCTAAAAAATATTCCTAAACTAATCTACCATACTCCAACTACAGAAGATGCTGAGTATGAGATAGACAATACACCATTTTAACATGACACATGGATCATTATTTTCAGGTATCGGTGCTGCTGACTTGGCTGCCGAGTGGGCAGGATGGGATAACGTATTCCATTGCGAGTGGAATCCTTTCGGACAAAAAGTTTTAAAACATCATTTCCCTAAATCAATAAGTTATGAAGACATTACTAAAACAGACTTCTCTATTCACAGAGGAAGAGTTGACATCATCTCTGGGGGTTTCCCTTGTCAGCCGTACTCAGTCGCAGGACTTAGAAAAGGGACTGCCGATGAAAGACATCTCTTTCCTGAGATGCTTAGAGTTATCAAAGAGGTCAAACCAAGTTGGGTTGTTGGGGAAAATGTTCGTGGACTTGTTGGTTGGAATGGAGGGTTGGTATTCGACAAGGTGTGTTCTGACTTGGAAGGCCAAGGTTACGAAGTCCAACCGATTCTTATACCAGCTGCAAGCGTCAATGCCCCACACAAAAGGGATAGAATCTGGTTTATTGCTCACTCCAACCACAAAGGAAAATGTAGTGAATCTAGAGACATTTCAAAAGAGGATGGAGAAATATCCCAATGGAACAACGATGCCGAATTTAGCGACACAAATAAAGTCAATGCTTCCTACTCCAACAACGAGAGACTACAAGGGGTCGAACTCAATGGAACATTTGACCAAGGACACAGGCCATGCGAATCACATAAATCAACTCCCAAATTATATAAAATTAACAACTGGGAGCAGTTTCCAACTCAACCCCCTCTTTGTGGAGGAGATGATGGGATTCCCAGAACATTGGACACTATCTCCTTTCCTAAATGGAGAAACGAATCAATAAAAGCATACGGAAATGCAATAGTTCCGCAAGTTATTTATCAGATATTTAAAACAATTAACGCATATGAAAATAAAATATACCATAAAGGAGATTAAAAAGAATGTGTTTGCGGTCGTAGTCCCTGACTCATACGATAGATGTATGTTGTTCTTAAGAGTACAAGAGTACTATGAGAATCCAAAGTATAAAGGCAAAAACTTTGATATATGGGAATTCGTTAAGTACTACTCTAGGAATAACATATTTAAGTATGCTGATGATTGGGACGGATTCAATTTCCCATATAAAGTAGCTGAAGAATGTTATAACAATGTTATAACTTATGATACACCTTATGATGCTTTAATGGATAAAATATTAAACGAAATCAATCCTAAAGGAGAGGCTTATATAATAGGAGTTGACTCAGCTAATGGAGAAACATTTAACCATGAACTGTGCCATGCTAATTACTACCTAAACAGCAAGTATAAAGAATTGGCTGATAAGTTAATTAGTTCTTTACCTAAAGAGTTGTTTAAGTTCTTAAAAAGGAATCTGATTAGAGCGGGGTATCATAAAGCGGTTGTCAATGATGAGATCCAAGCTTACATGATGACTA